GGGTACTTACAAGCTCCTAATGCGTACATTGACAACGCCATTTATCACAATGGAGATACCGACACATATCTATCATTCGGTACAAACACCATCACCCTTGCCACAGGCGGTTCATCTGAAATAACAGTCAACACCACAGGTGTGCGTCTAGGCGACACAGGCAACGGCTACTTCCAGCCTGTCTCTGGAAGCTATGGCTCTATTCAGATTGATGGCGGAGCGCATAATGGCTACGAAGGCTACAGCATTGGTGGTCGTGCAGTGTTTATGCACGACAACGGTACAGCTATGGGTCTGTACGATGATGTCAACAATCATTGGGGAGTTCTTCACACATTTAATGGTGCTACACAACTTTACCACGATGGTTCATCTAAAATCCAAACGACAAGCAGCGGTGCCAATGTAAGCGGCAATCTTTACCTTGAAGGATCAGTAGGAGAAGACTACGATGCACTGTCAGGAACATCTCCAACGTGTAACGTAGACAATGCTGGTGCATTCAGCCTTACGATGTCAGGCAACACCACATTTACATTTAGTGGCGCAGACAGTGGTTACTCTATGGGCTTCATCCTACAGCTAACAGGCAACGGCTCAACAGTCACATGGCCTAGCTCAGTTAAGTGGGCAGGTGGTACAGCCCCAGATGCCCCTGCTTCAGGTGAGACAGATGTGCTAGTGTTTCATTCACGTGATGGTGGTACAAACTGGTACGGTGTACTCTCAAGTGATGCTGCTGCATAAGGAGTAAAGCATGGCCTACTCAACTAATCCTTTCTCAGTAGCTACCTTTGGTGAAAGCTATGAGCAGGCCAATGCTTCCTTTGTACTTACAGGTGTTGTAGGTACAGGTGCAGTAGGTGATCCAGATATTAGCTCACGTACTACTGTTATTATGGTAGGCGTACAAGGTAACGGTGCAGCAGGAAGTGCAACAGCAGCAGCAGGTGCAGTAGTTGTACCATCAGCAGTAACAGCTACAGGTGCAGCAGGTGCTATTACAGTAGACGGTGGTGTAGGTACAACTCCTACTATCACAATGGCTACAGCATTTACTGCAAGTCTTGGTAGTATCACTGTAGATGCAGGGTTTGGCCCCACTATACAGCCTGTAGGGTTTGGCTTACAGATCATCACTGACTCATTACTAGTAGAGGGTGATGAGGTTGTAGTAGAGTCAGACGCTAACATCAGCCTAGCAGGTAAAGGTGTAGGTGGTACAACAGCAGTCAACACAGTTACACTAGATTGTAAGGCTGTAGTATTACCAGCAGGAGTACAGGGTACGTTTACTGTAGGCGATGAAACTATTGATGCAATACAGTTTGACTATGAGTCAATCAAAGAAAACTACAGCAGAGATCGTACTGCTTACATAGGTGAGTATAGCACACTAGGTAACACAGCGTATGTACGTGCAGCATAGGAATAATAATAATGTCTCTTAAATGGCCTAACAAAGATCCTGATGAAATACTAGACTATAGCATTGACTGGTCTCGCTTTCTTAGTGGTGCATCTCTTAGTAGTGTTACTTGGTTTGTTGATGACGCTGATGGTGTGAAGACTCAGCTTATCCCTAGTGGACAGCTTGTCAAAGGCATACAGCTTATCTCTGCTACTAACACAGACAAAGTAGCAACTGCACGTCTAGGCTCTGGTGATAATAATATACAATACCAGTTCTACTGCCGTATAACAGACACGAATGGCTTAGTAGTAGAACGTAAGGTTCGTTTACGTGTAAGGAATAAATAATGGCATATAACTATTTAGGACTAGTAAACGAAGTAAACCGCCGCCTTAACGAAGTAGAGCTATCAAGTTCTAACTTTGATACAGCTGCAGGTTTCTATAGTTCAGCTAAAGATGCTGTAAATGCTTCGCTACTACACATCAACCACGAAGAGTATAACTGGCCTTGGAATCACATTCTAGAAGAAGAGACTCTTACTGCTGGTGTAACACGTTACGATTATCCTACGGACGCTAAGCTAATTGACATGAATAGCTTTCGCATTAAGAAAGATGACGCATTAAGTGTAAGTACTACTAAACTAAAATCTATGGATTACCAAGAATACCTTGACAACTATGTTGATTATGAGTATAACACTGGTAGTGACTTACAAGATCTTCCCCGTCATGTTTCTCGTTCTCCAAGCCAAGAGTTTCTCATAGTCCCTACCCCAGACAAAGACTATGAAATAGTATATGAGTACTACCGCAATCAGGTATCACTTGAGTTACATGATGATGTACCTAATGTCCCTATTGAGTTTAAGCATATTATTGTAGACGGTGCTATGTTCTACGCATATCAGTTCCGTGCTGATACACAGGCATCTCAGATTGCACAAGGCAAGTTTGAATCCGGTATTAAGTATATGCGTAGTTTGTATATTAACCGTTACGACTATGTACGTTCTACAATGATTACACGTAACAAACCTAGCCTAAGAGTAACATAATAATGGCTACACAGTGGCAAACATTTCCTATTCAGTTTGGCGGCGGGTTAATATCTAATCTTAGCCCTTTACAGCATGGTATGTCTAATATAGGTTCTGCATCTATTTTACAGAACTTTGAGCCTACACTAGATGGGGGTTACAAGAAAGTATTAGGTTATCAGAAACTGGCTAATGTAGCAGTGACGGGTACTGGGTCTATACAGGGTTTAGCTATTATCCCTGAAGTAGGGGTAGAGAAAGCTATTGCTGTACGTAATGGTACTTACTATGAGATCAACGCCAATGACGCTACACCCGCCTGGACATCTTTGGGTACAGCACCTGATACTAACATCACTAAGGTACGCAAAGAGAATTACACTTTTACTGGCACAAAGAAGATCGTGTTCGTTGATGGCGTTAATTACCCAGCATACTATGATGTAACAGCAGGTACTCTAACGTACCTTACAGGTTCAGGTACAGGGAATTCATCTGTAGAGAATGCTTCATTTGTATTACTTTATAAGAGCACATTATTCTTTGCAGTTGGTACTGAGTTAGTTTTTACAGCACCTTATGCAGACACAGACTTTAACCCTGCTAATGGTGCTGGTTCTATCAATGTAGCCTCTACCATCACAGGTATGGCAGTGTACCGTAATAGCTTAATCGTATTTTGCAATGACAGGATTGTACAGATTAGCGGTTCTAGTGCTGCAGATTTTACATTAAACACAGTAACAGATGATATTGGTTGCTTAGAGCCTGATACAATACAAGAAGTAGGTGGTGACGTTATGTTCCTTGCACCTGATGGTGTCAGGACACTTAGTTCCACAGAACGTATTGGTGATTTTGGGCTGGACGTTACTTCTAGGATTATACGCCCTACGCTAAATAAACAGAAAGCTACAGCCACAAGCTTTACGAGCTATGTTATTCGTGAGAAAGCACAGTACCGTTTGTTTAGTTACGCTTCTACAGAACGAACTAATGTTGCTAAGGGTGTATTAGCTACAAAGTTTATTGACCAGGGTGGGCAAGGCTTTCAGTGGGCTGAGCTTAAAGGTTACAAAGTATACGTATGCGATTCTTTACTAGTAAATGACATTGAGCTTATTTATGCAGCTAACGAAGATGGTTATGTGTATAGGCATGAAGTAGGTTCTAACAGGGATAGTAATAATATTGACGCTATCTTTGAGTCTGCTTACATGCCAGTGAATGACCCACAAGTACGTAAGACTTTTTATAAGCTAGACTTGTATCTTAAACCAGAGGGTCTATTTACTTGTTCTGCTAGTATTAAACTAGATAGAAACGATGCTAATGTAATACAGCCTGCAGCGTTTACTATTACGGGTACAGGCGGCGGTGCAGTATTTGGTTCTACAGAGTCTATCTTTGGTACATCTCTGTACACCAGCCCAAATGATGAGACATATAAGAACAACCTGATAGGTTCAGGAAAGACTGTTGCTCTACGTATAGAAGACAATAGTGCCAATGCAAGCTTTACTCTTGATACCGCTATTCTAGAGTTTACTACAGAAGATAGACAGTAAGGATAAAACATGGGTACAGGTTACATACGTACTGACACAGCAGACAACATAGCTAATGGTAATGTTATTGACGCTGATGATCTAGACACAGAGTTTAATGCCATAGAGGGTGCTTTCAATAGCTCTACTGGTCACACGCATGACGGTACATCTTCTGAAGGTGCTCCTATTACTGTAGTAGGCCCAGCGCAGGATGTTGTTGTTACAACTACTATAATGCGTCCTAAGACTACTAACGTTCTTAGCTTAGGTACAGACGCAGTTCGCTACAAAGACCTGTTCCTTGAAGGTAATGCTGATGTAGATGGCACAATAAAC